AGAGCTTTTAGCAAAAAATGATGGTTCATTCCGAATCACTCAATTTGCTTTAGCAGATGATGAAATCGATTATACACTTTATAATCCAACTCACCCTTCTGGATCTTCATTTTATGGTGAAGCAATTCAAAACATGCCTTTATTGGAAGCATTTCCAATTGAAACCCAAATCATGAAATACAAATTAGCTACTCTACCTCGTGGAACAGCTAAATTACCAGTTCTTGATTTAGGATATTCTGGGATCACATTACAACAAGGTGCTTCATTAACAATTACTCCACAAACATTAAATTATTTAGGAAACAATCAAACATACGAAACTACTGGATACTCAGCTACAATTTCAGATGTTCGTTTATTTAGTACATTTACTGGAGTAGGAATTAATACAACTGCAGCAACAACAGCTAATGCGTCTGCAACATCAACTACAACATTAGGAACAAATGTTTCTACAACAGTAATTGGATCTCAAATTAACTTAAGAGCAACTACAGTAAATACATTATTTGGAAATAACACTCAATTATCTGCTACATTAACAGTTGTAGGTTTAGATAGTGGTGCTCGTTTAACAATCCCTGTTACAATTAATAAAACAAACGTTTAAAATATAAACAATGGCATTTAAAAGATTAGACCCTGAAGATTTCGTAGTAAGTAGCGATTCAATTACATCTACACTTTGGTCAACTGGAGCCCCAGTATTAACATCATTTTTTACTTCATCCACACAAGCCGCAGGATCATCTGGAGATTATTATCTGAGTGTTTATCAAACTGCTTCTAACTTATCTACAGCAGCGGTACAATTTGATATTGCATATGCTGATAGTTTAGGAAGTGGAAGTGCATTATATAATTCATTAGTCCCCCAAAATTCATATACTAAAACAATTTATGGTCAATACCGTTCATTGATTTTAGAGGATGAGAATGCTAATTTTATTTTTGGAGCAGGTACTAATGTTATAACTGGATCTAATTTCTGGGTATTATCTATTGAAAGAGCTAATTATAAACAATCATTATTCCCTGGATCATTAAATTTAAGACTTTCAGGTTCAGGTGGTGTTATTAATTTAACTGATAACTCATTAGATAATCCTGTAAGTGTATTCTTAGGTTCAACTCGTGTTTACCAATTGATTTCAGGATCAAATGGTACCGCAGGTACACTTGCAAATAGTGGATATGTTTTAAATTCCGGCTCATATGGTTTAGTATTCCCAGATTTAGGAACTATTCTTTTGAACCCATATGCAATCTCACAATCAATTAGAGTTGAACCGAGTCGTTCAAATAATTCAGATGGTTTCAACCCACAAATATTATTTACTGCTATAAATAAAGGAGCATCATTTGCCTTAAATTCAGAAGAAACAATTACTTCAGATTATGTATTTGTTAGAGCACGTAATAGTGAATTTAACTATTCAGAAAACCCAACATTTATTTCAGGTTCAACTGGAGAAGTAATTTATGATAATTTTATCAATGCCCCTCAAGTATATATTACAACTGTAGGAATGTATAATGACAGTAATAATTTATTAGCAGTTGCTAAAATGTCAAGACCATTATTAAAAGATTTTACAAAAGAAGCTCTAATTCGAGTAAAACTTGATTTCTAAGAATGAATGAGTGTATTCAAATCGTTTATAACTTCTGACGTTATCGTCTCTCCGTTTGAGGTAAACAAATCGTTTACCTTTGCAACGGCTAATTTTACTGATTCTGATGTTGGTATAGAAAGATATTATGGTACAAATGTAACAGCATCGTTATGGGTATCTGGATCAAATCCAACTGGACAAAATACATCTCAAGACACTATTTTAATTTATCGTTCTATTAAAGAACTTTACTACTCAAATTATATTTCAGGAAGTGATGGTTCACCTGCAGGAATAGCATCATTTAATATTGATGGAACTATAACAGGACCTGCTTATACCCCAAACTATTACAATTATTTATACGATACATTACCTGCTAATAGGTTTATCCCCACAGGATCTGGGGAACAAATAGGTGTAATTTCAATTCCCTCTAATTTATTTGGAGAATACATTAAACCAGGATCAGTTAAAATGTTATCTTCCTTTGGACCAACATATTTAATAGATGATGGAAATGGATCATTAACATCCGGATCTTTAAATTCAAGTGGTAATTACGTTTCAAGTGATGTAAAATATGGAGATATAATTTATGAGCATGGAGTTATTACTATAACATATGACCCAAGTAACTTAATAGACCTATTTATCAATACAGATAATCCATATAGTATGTCCTTTGACAGTACACTTACTATATTTGAAACCCAATACAAATGCACCATTAGAGAAAATGAATCTAATTTCTCTAATAACCCAACACAAATTTCAGGTAGCTCAAATAGTGGAGTTTTATACGATTTTGCAACTGGTTCTTTCTTTACACCATATGCTACGACAGTAGGATTATATGATAACAATTATAACCTATTAGCAGTAGCAAAACTCGCACAACCACTCCCACTATCATCCGTTACTGATACAAGTATATTAGTAAATTTAGATTTATAATTTTATGAAAAATTGGTTATATGAAAATAGGGAAATTCAAGAAATAACAGATTTCCCTGAAAATACATTTGGTTTTATTTACATTACTACCCACATTCCGACGGGTAATTCATATCTAGGAAAAAAATCGTTATACCATAACGTTAAGAAAAAACTAGGTAAAAAAGAATTAGCTGAACAACCTGTAACTAGAGGTAGAAAATCAACCACAAAACAAATTATAAAAGAATCTGATTGGAAAACCTATTTTGGATCAGCTAAACCTATACTTGAACTAATCAAACAAGGTAAACAAGACGAATTCGAACGTAAAATCTTACATTTTGTAAACAACAAAAAACTACTTACATATTACGAATGTAAATATCTATTTCAATTAGGCGTTTTAGAAAAACCTAGCGAATGGATAAACGATAATATTTTAGGTAAATTTTTCCGAAAAGACTTTGTTTCCCAAGACTAGATTTGTATCTTGGTATCCATGGTAAATGAACTATTAGTTAATCTAGTTAACGGTGTTTTAGGCACTGGAAAACGTACCGCAAGAGGAAATCAATCATACACTTGTCCGTTCTGTCACCACCATAAACCAAAACTCGAAGTAAACTTTACTGAAAATACCGAAGGAATTAATCAATGGGCTTGTTGGGCTTGTGGTAAGAAAGGTAAAACTATAAGAAGCTTATTCAAACAAGTACAAGTTGATGCTAGTTACTTTCAAGAATTAAGTAAGTTAGTTAAAAATGTTTCTCGTGATGATATAGGTGAGGTAAAACAAACAATACTTGAACTCCCCAAAGAATATAAATCTTTTTTAAACAATAAGGATATCATTGCAAGACATGCTCTTGCTTACCTTAAAAAGAGAAACATTACAAACCAAGATATTCTCAAATACAATATAGGCTATTGCAATTCAGGTCAATATGCTAAAATGATTATTATACCCTCGTACGATAACACCGGTAAATTAAATTATTTCACCGCGAGATCATTCGAGAAAGATCCATTCACCAAATACCGTAACCCCGAAACATCTCGCGATATTATACCGTTTGAATTGTTTATTAATTGGGATTTACCTATCATATTATGTGAAGGACCATTTGATGCTATTGCTATAAAACGTAATGCTATACCATTATTTGGTAAAAATATCCAAGCTAGTTTGATGAAAAGGCTAGTAGAATCTAAAGTACAAAAAATATACATTGCCCTAGATAATGATGCTGTTAAACAAGCCCTTGGCTTCTGCGAACAGCTTTTAGACATTGGAAAGGAAGTCTACTTGGTAGAACTAGAAGGCAAAGATCCTAGTGATATGGGATTTGAAAACTTCACTAAATTAGTACAAACCGTTTCTCCATTAACACAATATAAACTGATGGAGAAAAAATTATCAATAATATGACAAAAAGAAACATTAAAAAATCTTACAACAGAATTCTAGAGATCTCAGCAGATTCTAAACAGATCACAATGCCCGATTCAAGATATTATCGTCGAAATGGAAAATATTATCCTTCCATTACTTATGTTTTACAATACTATCCAAAAGGTAAATTTTTTGAAGATTGGTTAAAAAAAGTAGGATATTCTTCTGAACACATAGTTAGAAAAGCAGGTGAAGAAGGTACAAAAACCCATGAGCTGATTGAACAATATCTAAATGGAGAAGAACTTAATTTTTTATCCCCAACAGGACACCCCCAATATGATTCTAATGTATGGCAAATGTTTTTACGTTTTGTAGATTTTTGGGAAGAATATAACCCAACCTTAATTGAAGCAGAAGTACATTTATTTTCAGATGAAATAAAAGTAGCAGGTACTTGTGATATGATTTGTGAAATTAATGGTGAAACTTGGATTATTGATTTTAAAACATCAAACCATTTACAGACAACATATGATTTGCAAACTGCAGTTTATGGTAAATGTTATGAAGAATGTTTTGGTAAAAAAGCAGATCGTTACGGAATTTTATGGTTAAAATCAAGTAAACGTAAAGGTGCTAAAGATAAAATACAAGGTAAAGGATGGGAAATGTATGAATCAACCCGCACACAAGAGGAAAATATTGATATTTTTCTAACAGTAAAAAAATTATTTGATTTAGAAAATCCAACACATGCACCAATATTTACTGAATTTAAAACTAGCGTTAAGCGAGAGTTATAATATGTATAATTATGATAAGTTTAGTTCAATTATTGAAGGAAGTACAAGGCACTCCTAAAGCTATATTTTTAGCTGGTCCCGCGGGAAGTGGAAAGTCTTATATATCTTCTCAACTTATCCCAAATACATTTGAAGTCATCAATTCAGATGACACATACGAAGAACTATTAAAAGCAAGTGGAATTGGTTTAAAACAAAAGGATTTTACACCTGACCAATTATCCCAAGCTTCTAAATTACAAGCTCAAGCTAGAAAAGTTACTCAAGACAAATTAGCTAAGTCAATAGAAGATAAAAATAATATCGTTATTGATGGAACTGGCGCTGCATCTGGACCTGTATTAAAGAAAAAACAACAACTAGAAGATTTAGGGTATGAAACATTGATGTTAATGATTTATGTTTCTCCCTTAACTTCACTTGAACGTAATCAACAACGTGATAGAAGTTTAATGCCTGGAATTGTATTACGTACTTGGAGGGATGTAAATAAAAATATTGAAACCTACAAACAAGCATTCGGAAGTAATTTTATACTGCTAAACAATAATCCAAAAGACGCTAATAGAGAATTTAATGCTGATTTACTTGAACCATTTATTCAAGATTCAACAGCTGTAGGTAAACCTAAAACCCCTGAAGATCAAGCAAAATCAGATGCTGATAAAGCCAAATTAAATAAAGATATTGAATCTATGGTTAAACAATTACCTGAATTTGATTCAATAGATACTGCTAAAAAGAAAATAAATGAATTCGTTAGTTAAAGCGCTTATACAACCTATATTGGAGGCAAACCAAGGTGGTATTGCTTTGGTGCCTGGTGGTTTTAAACCGCCTACAATTGGTCATTTTGCATTAGTAGATGAAGTAGCAAACCGTCCCGAAGTATCTAAGGTAATTGTTCTTATAGGACATAAAATACGAGATGGTGTAACTAAAGAAGAAAGTAAAGCGATATGGGATATTTACAAAAAATACCTCCCTTCAAACGTTGAAATCAGAATAGCAGACAATTCATCCCCTATTTCAGACGTTGGATCACTCATCAAAAATAATCCGGACACAATGTACTATCCTGTAGTAGGGATTAGAGGCGAAATGGATTTAGGTGATTTGAAACGTTTTGATAGCATGAAAGGTAAGTATGAAAACTTTAAACCTATTGTTATCCGATCAGAGGAAGGTGAAGATCGTATTAGTGGTACCAACACACGTGCTGCTTTAATTGGTGGAGAAAAAGAAAGATTCCAAACATACCTTCCAACTGAACTTTCAGATGAAGAAAAAGAAAAAGTTTGGTCTATTCTACAAAAAACCCCTATTGAAGAAATGTATGCTGAACCTAGTGAGTTTAGTTACCCTCCAATGATCAAATCACTTACAGAATATATGTTAGATAAAGGTATGAATATTCGTCCTTTACCTAAAGTAAAATTTGTAGATGACGATGCTGAAAATGCTAAAAATTTCTTTGGTAAAACAGCGTATTATGACCCGAATGAACGCGTTATAGTACTTTACACAATGGGTCGTCATCCAAAAGATGTTATGCGTTCATACGCGCACGAAATGGTTCATCACATGCAAAACTGTGATGATCGTTTACAAAATATTTCAACCCAAAATACAAACGAAGAAGGTGATTTACCTGAAATCGAAAGAGAAGCATACGAAAAAGGAAATATGACTTTCCGTAATTGGACAGATACACTAACTGAAGGTGTATTTGGAGATAGAATAGTATGTGATGATTGTGGTTGGAATTGGCCTATAAAAGATGGTGGAGATGATTTATATGTTTGCCATAAATGTGGACATGATAATACACCATCATTAAACGAAGGTCGTTACGATAAAATTACAAATATTATTTCCTCTAAAATCTTCAATCAGTGGAAAGAAGATTACAACAATGGTGCTGAAGCATCTCGTGTTAATGAATTTTTTCCATTTGAGGGTGAAGAAATAGATGTAGACGCTAATATATCATTTGTTCCTGAACTTGGAGGACTTAAAGTAGATGGTGGGGCTAATGATTATATTGATTATATTGAAGTAAGATTCGAAGTAGACCCTGAAAAACTTCCTGAATTTTGGGAGGAAATTTCAATGAACTTGAAAGATGTTATCCGTCACGAAGTAGAACATTTAACTCATGGTGAAGGTGATGTAGCTAATCCTGCTAAATGGATGGAAGATGATACACTAATCCGTCAAATAATCGATGCTAAGTTATTACCCCCAGCTCAATATTTTAAACTTGAAAAAGAAGTAGATGCTAACCTACAAGGAATGTATTTACGTGCTAAAAAAGAAAAACGTGAATTCAAAGATGTTATAGACACTTATTTGGATGCTCAAGATATAACACCTGAAGAAAAAGAAGAAATACTAGATCTTTGGAGAAGCAGATTACCTGCATTAAATTTGCCCAAATTTTAATATGAAAAAAACACCAACATTATTGGACTTATACGAGGCAATTAAACCTTACACCATTTATTGTGATATGGATGGAGTACTTTGTGACTTTGATAAGGGATATAAAAAACTAACTGGTATATCCACACAAAAAGCTAATGCTATAGGCAAACCCTACTTTTGGAAATTGTTTAGAGAAAAACTTAAAGAAAAAGATATTAAAGAAAAAGATTTTTGGGCAAATTTAAAATGGCAACCTGGAGGAGAAAAACTCTGGGACTCTATTCAAAAATATAACCCAAATATCCTTTCAGCTCCCGCAGTAGATTTTAGTCTCCCATCGGACCAACAACTTAGTCCGGACCACAATGAAGCTATTCAGGGAAAAAAAGAATGGATTGCAAAAAATCTTAGTGGTGTAGGCGAAGAAATATTTGTACCTGCTTCTCAAAAATCAAAATATGCCAGACCAAAAAGCATATTAATAGATGATATGGAAAAAAATACAGATGCCTGGGAAGCAAGTAGCGGTAAAGCTATTTTCCATACCACAGCTTCTGAAACCATAAATACTCTTAAAGAAAAATACAAGTTATAATGTCAGATTCAGTTTTAAAAAAAGAATTCCAAAAAAGAGACGTAGAACGTTTACGTAACCTGGTAGCAGGTAAACATGGTAACCGTACTACTGTAGGAATTGGTTATAGTGGTCCTCAAGAAGAGGAACATAAAGAAGGTGATGTTTGGCAACAAGGTGGTAGAACTTGGACTATCAAAGATGGTATTAAAGAAAATGTTACTAAACTAGATAAATTTAAAAAAGTAGCAGTTCCTTTATTTTGTCCAAATTGTAAACAAGTAATGGATAAGCAATTAGATCCATTTTACTATAAATCATATGGTGAATGTTTAGACTGCAGATCAGTTACTGAAACCAAAATGAAAACCTCAGGTGAATGGCAAGACCATATTGACCAAACATTTAATGCTGAAATTGATCAACAAATAGAAGAATATAAAAGTTACTTTGAAAATATCTTTTTAGAAGGTAAAGAAGGATATGTTTCCGAAAATGGTGAAGTACAAAAATGGGTTGGTGGAATAGATAGAGAACGTGCAGAACACGCTCTAGGTGAAATGATTAAACATTTAAACTCCCTTAAAAAATAATGGAAACTTTTGCAATGGTAACTACGATCGCGGTAGCGTTAATAACAGCAGTATTTGGTCCAATTTTGGTAAGTTGGACTAGATTAAAAATGGAAAAAAAGGAGAAAATAACTCCGATGAGAGAGGCCCTAGAAGCCTCTACTTTAGTTGATAGCCAACTTGAAGTTATCCTAAATGAATTAGAATGTGATAGAGTATGGTTACAACAATTCCATAATGGAGGTCATTTTTACCCTACAGGAAAATCCATTCAAAAATTCTCTATATTTTACGAAAAAACAACCCCCGACCTTCCACATCTACAACATACATTCCAAAACATCCCCGTATCTCTATTCCCTAGAGTATTATCTAAAATCTATAAAGATACAGAACTAGCAATTGATGATGTATCTATAGCAGAAGACACATATGGTCTAGAATATATGACTACTCAATTCGGAACCAAATCAGTATGTATGCTTGGTTTATATAGCTTAGATGATCATTTAATAGGTGTATTAGGTATTTCATTTAAAAAACCTCATAAGTTAAAAAGAGATGAATGGGTTCTTATCAGACAGAAAGCAGGAGCTATAGGAACACTAATTTCCGAATATTTATACGCAACAACTAAGAAATAACTTAATATTTATAATAAAATGGCAGATAATTTTGACCTAAAAAAATTCTTAAAAGAAAGCAAAGCTCTTGAGAATTTAAATCCTTCAATGAAAGCAATTAACGAAAATGAAGGTAATTCTACTGATTATGGTTCATCCCCTAAAGAAAAAGAAGACGGAACATATGATATAAGTCATATAATGAAAGAAACTTCTAACAAATCTTTAAAAGCAAAAATCAAAGAAATGATTGTTGCTGAATTAAATTTAGATGATGCAGGTGACTTAAATATTAACTCAACACCAAAAGGTGATCCATATGCTAATTATTTTGGAGAAGGTGAAAATGGGGATTCTTTAAATGAAGAACAAATGTACTTTCATGTGTTAGAAGATGCGGGTTATGGTGAAATAGGACATAAAGGTGCTTATGATACTGAAGAAGAAGCTCAAAATAGAGCTGATTCATTATCTGATATGTTCCCTAACTCAACATTTTATATTGAAGTTTCAGATAGTGATGATGAACCATATAGTGTTACTATGGAAGAAGCTAAGAAAAAAGATAAAGTAGAAGACGTAGAAGACGTTGAAGTAACTGATACAGAAATCGAAGACGTACCTGCAGAAGACGAAATGCCTGCTGAAGATGCTCCTGCTACAGGTGGTGGTTTACAAGATATTGCTGCTGATATGAAAGGTACAGAAGCAGATCTTATGGACAACTTAATGAAAGCATTCCAAATTGCTAAAGGAATGAATAATGAAAAACTTGAAACCCAAGTAGGAAACACACTGAAATTCTTCGTTAGCGAGTATATCGGTGGAGGAGAACAGTAAACAATTAAATTTATATAAAATAAAATCTATGAACACAACAGAAATTTTAAACACAATCAAAGAAGAATTAGCTACATTAGAGGCTGAACATGGTAAAACATCTAAAGCAGCTCGTGGACGTGCACGTAGCGCCGCTAACTCAATTAAAAAATTGGCAGCTGAATTTAAAAAGACTTCAACTGCAGAAGACAAAGCTTAACAATGAAACTACACGAGGCATTTTCACCTGAGGAGTCTAGTAAAATATATTCAAACTTTTTGGCAATCGTAAACGATCCAAAACGTAGAGATAAATTAGTTAGAAAACATGGTGTAAATGCCGAAAATGTAGCTTATGGTACTGCTGTTAATCAAGTAAAAAGACAAGCAGCCAATAATATTGAAGAACCACAACCACAAGAAACAATGGAAGACGTTAAATTGAAAGAAATGGTTAGAGCTGCTCTAACTGAAAAAGCTAGACCTGATTACCCAGACATTGACGAAGACGGAGATAAAGAAGAATCCATGAAAAAAGCAGCTCAAGATAAGAAAAAAATGCAAACGGAAGATCTTGATCTAGGTCATCAAGATAATGAACCGCATATGCTTAAAGCTGATTTGTATCGTATTGGAAAATATGCTATGGAACTTTATAAAATGGTTGATCAATTTGAAGGTGAACAAGAAGTTGATTTTCCACACTGGTGGCAAGCAAAGATTATCGAAGCTAAAAACATGTTAGTTTCAGCTAAACATTACCTTGATTTTGAAACAAAAGAACCTCAAATTGATGCTATGGTAGACGTAGCTTCTGAAGAAGGTGCTATTGACGAAATGTCAAAAAAACAAATTAAAAAACGTGGCGAAATATTTGATACTTTAGTAGCTAAAGGTATGCCTAAGAAAAAAGCAGGTCCAATTGCTACATCAACTGCAATGAAAGAAGCAAAAGCAAAAATTAAAGAAGCTATTTTAGCTAAACTTAAAAATAAATAATGGATAGCAACGAACTCAAAAATAGACTTAAGGTATTAGTTAAGCAAGTGTACTCCAATAGGACAGTTACACCTGAAGAAGCCATCCAATACGATGAGCTAACAAAATTCCCTGAGCTAAAAGCAGTTATCGTTGATCTATTAACCCCAGAATATGATAGCTTTTTAGCTTCAATTGATTGGGTTGCTCCTCGTCCTACTACATTCCGTATCAATTTGAAAAACGATCAATCGTTTTACTTAATATATGGTAAACGTAGTTGGATTGCTCAAGTAGCAGGTAAAAAATATTATTTACTTAATTTACCTGAAGAAGAAAGAGCAGCAGAAGCAATTGCAAACCTTTTACGTTACGGTACTAAAGCTGAACCTGAAGAAACAGGAGCAGGAATTGATAGTATTGAAACCCCATCTGAAACCCCAGCTGAAACCCCACCAGCAGAAACCCCAGAAGAAACACCAGCATAATGGATATTTTAGAACAATTTATACGTAGCGTATCTTACAAATTCCCTAAAGGATATCCTGATATGAAGGA